CCCATTGGAGATCAATACAACACTACATTAGGTGGTATGAATTCATTGCCTGGCATGGGTGGACCAGTATTGGTAGGTGGTCCTGCAGATCCATTGCATCAAAATCCATTGTCGATGGGTGGATTGGGTGGACCTCCACAAATGACATTTCAGGATTATATTGCCATGGGTATGGATCCGGCAACCGCACAAACAATGATGAGCCAATTTGGGCCAAAGTAATAAAGGAATAACACAATGAGTATGGGTAAAGGTGGTGGAACCACAATACAAACAGCACAACCAACACCAGAGCAGTTGGCACAAATTAGAGCGGCAACAGACTTTTTTACCAGTACCGTTCAACCATCATTCCAACAAGCAGTTGCTGGTGCCAAAGATGTTTACAATCAAAACGTAGGTGGTGTGGGTGCGGCCGCACAAAATTTAGGTGGCATTGCACAACTAGCACAAGAAACATTGGGCGGTACAGGTGAAAGTGCTTTACGCACTGGTATCACTGGACTACAAAACTTGTTTGGCAATGACTACGAAGCACAACAATTACAGGCCGCATTGGCTCCTGCACAAGCACAGTATCAACAAAACTTGGCAGGCTTACAAGCAGGCTTTGGTGGTGCTGGACAAATTGGTAGTGCAAGACAAGCCTTGGCCAATACACAATTAGCCGGACAAACACAAGCCTTACAACAACAGGCCGCGGCTGGTGTATTGAAAGATATTGCGGCACAACGTCTGGCCGCAGGACAAAGTCTAGCACAATTAGGCCAAGGTGGTTTAGGACAAGCAATTGGTGCCGCAGGACAAAAGATTACAGCCGCTATGACACCACAGCAGTTATACAATCAATATGCCAGCGTATTGTTTGGAACACCTGCACAAAGTTATACTGGTCAGTTTGGTGGCACACAAGGTAGCACAGCAACTTCTAGTAAGTATGACATGGGCATTAAAATTTAAGGATTAAACAATGGCAATAGATTTCGGTGATATCGCGGCTAGATACGCACAAGCCCGATGGGATCAGGCAACTCAGCCATTTACTGATCCTGAAGCATACATGAATAATCGCATGATGCAAAATTATGGTGTGGACTTGAATGGTAATACCAAACCCAAATCTACGACTATTCAATATGGCGACAATGGTCGTCCAGAGACTATAACAACCAAAACTGAAGTTGGTACTCCACCTCCTACACAAGATTATAGCATAGGTGCTGATTATTCATTGGCACCACAGATGCCAATTAGTTCACAAGGTATGCAAATGCCTGCCGTCCCAGCAGTTGGTATGCAGATGCCTCAACAGCCAATTGTACAACAACCAACACCTGTGGTAGCACAAACACGAGCCGTAGCACAACCACAGGTGGTACCACAGCAAGAACCTGTGACCGCTATTAGTCCTGAACAAGTAGCACAACCTACAACATTACCTGAATTACCACAACCAGGTCCTGGTGTGCAAGTAGCCGGTCCAATGGTCGCAGGTGCGGTTCCTGCTCCAGCGCCTGCTCCAGCGCCTGCTCCAGTTACTGGACAGAATGTAAGAATGGCCCCTGGTATGACTGTAAATGCTGTTATGCCTAGTGCCACAGCACCCGCTCCAGCACCACAAGTAAGAGCAGAGGCTCCGCCAGCCTGGTCCAATGATATGATCAAGGCTGGCACAAATGCGGCCGCTTGGCACAAGATTGCTGGCAATGAAGATTATCCAGAAGAAGTACGACGTGCGGCTGGTGAAAAAGCATTCCAACTACATTCGCAAACAAGCGAACAAAATAAAGCCAAAGATATTGCTGATCGTGCGGCGCAAGGTGATCGTGGTGCGGCCAATACTGTTGCCAAAGACCTAGCCAGCAACAAGCCCGAAGGCAGTTATATCCGTGCTTATTTGTTGAATCGTTTGGGTTTCACCGAACTGGCCAAAGAAGAACAAGATAAAATTTCTGGCAAGTACGAAAAGCCAATTGGTCAAGCCACAGTTGATGGAAAACACTATACTGTTCAGTATGATAAAAATGGTACTGTAATTGGTGCATGGGATGCAGGTGGCCGCCGTCAAAGTGATGATGTCAAGGCCTCTATTCAAGCACAAGGTTACAAACCCGGAACACATGCATTTAGTTCCACTGCGGCTAGTTATACTATTCCAGCAGGCGATCCAAATGCTGGTCAAGAATATCGTCAACGTTTTAACAGCATCACAGGAACATATGATAATGTTATTACTACAGGTCCTGATGCTGGTAAAGCATACACAGGTCGTCCTGGTCTTGAGAAGAGCGTACAAACTGCGGCCGCCAAGATGGATTACGGATTGGCTAACGATCTGTATAAGAAACACAGCGGTAATATATTAGACATGATGAGAGAGTATGAAACTCTTAAAGGTGCCATGTCACCAGATGAACGTAACTTGTTCTTGAATCGTTATGGTTATGGGCAAGTGGTTGCTCCTGGTAGTGCTGGCGCGACAATCAGCACACCACCTGCTGTTTCTACACAAACATCACAAGTTCCAGGTAGCCAAACTGCTCCAAGACCTGGTGGTGCTCCTGCTCCTGCCGGTGCTCCTGCCGGTGCTCCAGTACAAGTACAACAAGGTGGTGGACAAATTACTGGTGTTCCTCGCGTAGGCGGACCTCCTAGCACAAGTATTGCTGGTATGAGAGAACAGCGAGAATTAAGTACAGCGGCTGGCAAAGAAGCAATCCAAGTTGGTGGCGCACGTAGTCAGAAGTTTAATGAATATTTAGACAGCGAAGTTGCTCCACAAGCCACTGCTGGCAATACTGTACGTGATATTCGCAAGCAACAATTTGCTATTTTTGACCGCCCAGGCATTGATTCCAATAAGATCTTTGGTCTTGCCAATGGTGCTGGTCGTAGTCCAAGCGATCAAACATGGACTATTGTTCGTGACATCTTGGCAGGTAAAGTTGACAAGAGTGATGACAAGGTACGTGAACGTTTAGCCAACTTAGGATTAAGTCCTGCTGAACAAAGTGCTCTTGCTGATTATATCAATTTAAATGCTACAATCAATGCAACTTCATTGAAATCCACAGCCGGTGCAGGTTCAGTCAGTGATGCTGAACAACGTGCTAACCGTGAACGAAATGTTGATCCAACTAAGGTTCCAGCATTGGCGGCATACAATGGCATGGCTCAAAGTCAATTCAACGCCGATATGAGTCGCTACAAAGCAGACTGGGCAATTGATAGCAAAGCAACCAATACTTTACAATTAGAACGTGAGTGGCGTAGAAAGCAACAAGAATTGGTTGACATATATACTAACGTTGCTAAGAAGCGTATCGAATTTATTCAACAGAATGGTGGTGATACTAATGCTGTTCGTGAAGGTTATCGTCGATTCCCTGTTCCAGAATATGATGCGGCTACTGGCAAGTGGATTAAAACTAAACCACTGGCTGATATTTTAGGAAGATAAGATGGATCCAGAATTACAAAAGAAAATTGAAGAAGCCCGTGCGGCAGGTTATACTGATGAAGAAATCAATCAGTATCTTGCCACCAAGGATCAACCTGTTCCAGCCAATGAAGAACCTAGTCGTATGGCTGAAGTTGGTGGCCTAGCAGGTGCTTATACTCCTGATATTCTTGGCGGTGTTGCATCTGGACTTGCTACAATTGGGACAGGTGTTGCGGCATACAAATATGGTCCTGATATAATTCGTAAGGGTTTAGAAACTTACAATAACATGCGCGGTGCTACACCAACATATCCACCAGGCAGTCCTGTTGTGTCTAGCGCACCTGGTGGTGCACCTGGTGGCAGTCCTGGAGTTAAAATTCCAATCAATCAACCTCCTACACAACAAACAACCAGTGCTGGGCGTCCATTTAGTCCACAAGGACAACAATTTTTAGAACAACGAGCACAACAAGCCGCGGCACAGGCCGCCCAAGCAAATCCAACTGCTGGTAATTTTATTGAACGCATGAGTAACTTGGCAAAGACATACGGTCCAGTTGCTGAACGTACTGCACAAACAGTTGGTCGAGTTGTTGCTCCGGTGGCAAGAGTAATAGGAAGTGCACCTGTTATGGGCGCACAGTTACTGATGCACAGTGGTGGATTAAATGCCAATGAAGATGAAGAGTTACGTAAACGTAGAGCAATGGCTCCAACAATCACACCTTAACAATTGGGCCAACTAACAGGACTATAAATATTCATATGGACTTAACAAATTTACAAACAGTATTAGAAGAAACATTTGCGGCCAATTTCGTTAGTTACTACCGAAGCCATGTTGCACATGTAAACCTACGTGCAAGAACTTTTTATCAGGACCACAAGTTACTGCAAAAGATCTACGAATATTTTCAAGCGAATATCGATACTATTGCCGAGAAGTTGCGTACTGTTCGTGCTTATATGCCAGATGATCTTGCAACCGTGACAGCATTAAGTCCTATCGTTGATATGCCCACCACAGGCACAGCAGATGAATTGCTAGAGCAAGTATTAGAATCATTGGAAGCCATGGTTGATCAGTATCATGAATTAAATGATGCGGCAGAAGCAGTTAACTATATTGATATCTCAAACTTTGCACAAGACCAAATTGGTCAAATCGTCAAATTCCGTTGGATGATCGAATCTACATTGGAAGAGCGCGATGACACCGAAGAGTAATGTTTACGCATTGCCCACACTAGAAGATCATCTTTCAGAGTGTGAAGCAAGATATCAACATCTACTAGACCGATTTGATCAAGTAGATGTTAAATTTGCCCGAGTTGAATCAAGCCTACAACAAATCAAAGATCTGCTTAGTAGTGCTCATTATAAAACTTCAGAACATGAGTCATAAACGCTGAACGATCAAACGTTCCGCCTTCAACACGCTCGCCCAGCGTATCTAAGATATAAAGTTCAACCTTATCTTCACGGGCACTATCTATAACAATTTCAATACGATCTATTACTAGATCATCGGTGCGTTCTAAATCAGTATCTTCTATAACAAGTTTAACCATGATTGATCCCCGGTTCAATGATGTTGGCTGTTTCATTGTAACGTCCATAAATGTCTGATTGATCAATAACAAAGTAATCTCGATTATTGTATTTGGTATGCATAACTTTGTTCCAGTCAGGCACAACTTCATCACCCACTGACATTTTGATAGTAACTTCATCACCAATGCTGACCACTCGAGCACGTGGACTTTGTGTGTGATCATACTGCAATACAATACCACTTGATGTTTTCTTTTCTGTTTCGACTCGCTCAATAATAAGTCGCTTTCCAATCGCTTCAATCATTTCCGGTTTCCTTTGTGTGTTTTAATACGAAGAACGTTTTTTCTGGGCAGTCCTCAGGCCAAATGAAGTCTACAAATTCTTGTAGACTCATATACTTTCCATCGATCATGTAACGTTGATCGATCCATTGATCTCTTGCCATATTATACGCCCGATGTTGTTGGGCCGCATATTGCTGATTCATTGCCTGCTGTGCATATTGATTATAAATTTGATAACTTTGTTGTGCAGACTGTTGTGCCAGTTGACTGTAGGCTTGATTAAACTGTTGGTTCAATTGCTGTTGTTGTGCTGGGTTTAACTGTGTAGATCCAGCCGAACCAAATAAACTTGACCATAAACTATTCGTCATAGGTAATCCTTATGTAACCAATTGATCCACGAACACTGAATCCAGCCTGTTCATGCAATCGCATAAACGCCGACTGTTCACTTCTAATGCTACTTGAAACCAACACTGGTATGCCGCCAATTATGCACCACAGGTACCATTGTTGTAGTACTTGTGCTGTTATGGTTATTCTTGAACGTAAAGGTAATCGTAAATCGCAATGCACAAAGCGGGCTTCGGCCATTTCATCACGACTGTATGTGGTATATGATCCACGACTGATCCAAGCCCAAGCCACCAGTCGATCATCGGTTTTATCTCTGGCTACCAACACTTGTTCTTGTCGTGCATCATGCATTTGTGTAAGCACAGCAATGCTGATATTACGACCAAATAGCGCAGGATCAGCCACAACAATTTGGTCCATCTCAGACTGAAAGTGACTCTGTGCCATAGCAACAATGTCAGGCACATCTGTTAGTTGTGCCAATTGCCATGTCCATGTGTCACGAGCGCTGGGCAAATATTTTTCTAATCCAATCATTTCAATTCCTATATGTTTATTTATGACTAAATAATAATATAGGGGAAATAACATGTCAAGAGGAAGATATAGAAACTTAGATAACTTGTTTGATGTTGCAGTCAACACGGAGGCCTATTGGTCAAAGATTGATCGATCGGCAGGTCCTACAGCCTGCTGGCCTTATACTGGACCTAAACATAGGCAAGGGTATGGATTTATTGGTGGTCGTAGATACGCCGATGACAAACGTGTTATGTTGGTAGCACATCGTGTGGGTATGCGTATCAAGTTGGGTCGTGCTATAGCCAGCAGTGAAATGGTAGTGCATAGTTGTAGTAATATGGCCTGTCAGAATCCCGATCATTTGATGTTAGGCGATGCCAGTCTACGCACCGTCAACATGTATCGCAATGGACGACAAGGACATGTTAGCGTGGGCAAACATAGCCGTGATCACAAACAGCAACTGGGCAGACAATACAAGCGTACCATTGAAGAAATGTTATTCATTAAAAACAGTAGACCCAAAGAAATTGCGGCTCGTTTTGGTATTGACATTAAAAAAGCCTGTGCTTGGCGAGCCGGAATTCGAGATGGATATGCCTGGTTGAAAAATTACGAAGATAAATAATTATGTCCAGTACGCTACAGCCATTGTGTCACTGGATGGGCTTAGTGACATAGGTCCGATTTTCCTGTTAGAGTAACGTAAAAACTATCTAGTTCAAAGCCCCGGCAATCGGGGCTTTGTTTTGACTACTCTTCTACAAACAACTGTTCCATCACAGTTGGCGCACGAGCCATCCCGTACTCTTCAAACTCCACTGCTTGTATACGCATGTTGGGAAATAACTGTTGGTCCTGACCTGACACAATGTCTGCAAACACAGTGGCTATTTTGCGGCAGTTCTTGTCTGTTAGATCTCTAGTGTTGCCAAGACGCATGTTACGCAACACACCACCAACTAAACTGGCCGCTGTGTTTTGTCTGCTGTGTCGGGGTGCATAACCCAATTCTTTATTGGCTGTGTTCCAATACTCAATCAAGTTTTGGTCATCAGTGTTTCTACTGATACTGCGTTCGTTGACTTCAATTTGCAGTTGTTCCAACTGACGCATGATCCATGACTGATCTTCTTTTGACATATCCCAATATACGGCGGTTCCTGCGATGCGGGGGCTATACTTAATTTTCATTTCCTGTTTCCTTTCAAATGGGTATTATTTGCATACCAGAGGGTCTAAAGTTCTTTATGGGCTGACTGGCGGCCATAAAATATCGGCCCCCACCTTCTAGATTAAAAGCACCTTCCACTTCGGCATTTTCAATCCATAACCGGTAGTTCATTGTTTCACCATGTGTCCACATAACCATACTGGTAAATGGCGCCAGTTTCATTTTGCTAGTGCGATCTTTAAAGTTAAGTCTATAAGTGGCTTTGCCAATCCACTTGGTACAACTTAGATCATTGTAGTATTCCCAAGCCGATCCATATGCCAAATCAGTGGCCCACCCTTCGGGCAAGTTGGCATAGAATTCACTGCGCTTGTTTGTTACACGCCATTTGAACTTTTGAAACACTGGATTGTTGTTGAAACTGATATCCATGTTGACAGCCATTCTAAGATATGTAGCACCATCATGATCTGCACCTTTTGGGTTCAACAGACTCAAGCGCAGGTAACTGATTGAGTTGTAGTCAATCAATGGGCGCGATTGCACTATCTCCTTCCTAATGGCCCTACAGTTCTCTGGTTCCGATTCTTTCGCTGAAGGCGAAAGGGGTGGTAGCACCGCAGGTGCGTCCTGTCTCGAAGAGATGCCGTAAGGCAACGGCGTGTCGCCGTTATTACTTCTTACTTCTTTCTTATTAAATATTACTTTTGCAGAATCAGCCATTTGAATTTTCCTTTCATCTTTCTGTTAAGTACATTTATTTATTATAAACAAAAAATAACCCCAGGAAAAGGGGTCATTTTGATCAATTTAACCTAAATTGCTGGGCGTCCTAGGATTGACTCTATCCCAATCCGAATGTGTGCGTAGGTATTCCAACTCAGTGTCTGAACACAAGCCAGTTTCAAAGATCTTGTTTTGTATTTGACGCACAGTCACACGAGCATTGGCGGAATTTTTTATGTTCCTTACGGTGGTCAAGAAGGGATTTTTGAGGTCTTTCATACAAATATTTAGGCTGTTTTGATGTCGAAAGGCTGTCATTTTATGTGCTGGATAGCAACATACAAGAACGATCCTACAAAGATTGCAAAATAAATCATGATCGTGTTTCTACAGTAATGTGATGCTGACGAGGGGCAGTCAACATGCCGATGATGAATCCCAAGACCGAACAACCAATCCAAACAATCAATCCGATCTTGATGGCAATCAAAGCCCCCAAAAACACGATTAAAAAAATGATTTCAAACACAGTCTGCTCCTGTAGTGTTACTGTATCTATAGTATACAATTAATGCCTCGACAAGTCAAATTGCCTGTGGCGTAAATACAACACGCTGATGTTAACTGCACAACCAAGGATGGTAGGGATCAATTTTTTGCAGTTTCTACCCTAGACCCAAATTGGATCAGCCACCAACACTGGTAATAATACCACCTGTGCCAGCAGTGGCCGTAATAGATTCACGAACTGCTTGAGCACGAGCCTCGGCCGCCTGAGCCTCAGCCTGTTCACGTTGTACTTGTGCAACCAATTCTAGATATTCGGGAGCCAGTGCACCATCACGTATCCAACCCATGTGTATCATATGCACATACTTCATAATATCTTCTTCAGTGCATCCTGCTTGTTCCATTAGTAACACAGCAGTTTCCAATGCTTGCATAACGCTAGGTCGTTTTACCTGCTGATGTCGAGGTGGTGGAGGAGCGAATTTAGGTTTTCCCATTTCAATGCCTTTCAATGTTAATGATATTTATTATTAAGTCCAAACTACCAAAAACTCCTAAATACGCATACTATGCTAGTTACTGAATACGCACACCAAGCAGGCCAATGGCAAACTATAAGACAATACTATAGATTTGCTCCAGACTTGCCGCAGGATGATAACCTACGCCCGCCTAGAGATCCTTGTCCAGGTTGTGGTCGTCCATTGAGTGCGCCTGTGCTAAGAACACATGAATGCCTAGGTGGTCGTGAAGGATATCCACGCATACCACAGGTCAAAGTCCGAATTAGACTACAGCGTGATCAAGCCTTGATCAATGAGTATATTAGAGCACGTGGGCATCGAACTGTCAGCACAGAATAACCAAACGAGTTGACCGGACAGGCAGTTGAGATTATAATTGCTGACATGTCTTGTTCCGACACTGGTTGAGTTTGAATCTGTAATCCTGTTTGACCAGTGGGAAAAAGCCTCACAGATGGGTGGGGCTTTTTTTTGACCGCAAATCCTTGTGCCTTTTCGGTGTCAACTTGAATTTCTTTCAAAAAAATCCACCATAAATAAATGTATGGAAAAGAAAACAAAACCATCAGGCCATGGTGGCGCAAGACCCGGCGCTGGTAGACCCAAAGGTTCAACCAATGCAGTAACGGTTCAAGGACTGTTGGGCGCAATTGACACAGCCGCAGGCCGTCCTTACATTGAATTGTTGGCTGAAGACTTCACACATGCTCGACAAAATGATCGGCAGTTGGCACAAAAGTATCATCACCTAATCATGAGCAAGGTTGCGGCAACATTGGCGGCCGTTGAAGTGAATGAAGCAGAAGACGCCGTAGAAGCCAAGCGCCAGGCATTTGCTGATGCACTGGCCGCACTAACAAAGGTACAACAATAATGGCATTGTTCAACATTATGCCTAGTTTTAACATTGGTCCATCAATGTACATTCCTGGGATGAATCCTGCAATAAATTTACCAGGTGGTGCTGGAAGAATTGGATTAGGATTACCAACAGGATCTGGCTTACCTTCGGCCGCATTGGGCACACCCACTGTAACAGGTTACACACCACCACCAGATTATCGCACAACCTATGGATTGACGCCTGGGTGGGGTAATATTAATGTACCATTGTTACAACAGTTTGTTAATCCTAGTCCTTATGTAAAAGCGTTGGCTTCAGTAAATGATACTATTAAAAATTTGCCGCCAGTGGTTCCGCAAGCAGAAATTGCGGCTAGTCCATATCCTAAAGATATGAATCCAGGTTTTGCTAACCCTAAAACTATACAAACTACTAATCCAACAGCAAATCAATACACCTGGGGTGTGCCAGGCGCCGTTCCGAATGCTGGTTGGAAATCAACGGGGCCAACACAACCAACCTGGATGACAACACCAGCAAAATCATTTGCACCACCGCCAGTGACTGTTAAACCAGTGGCTCCAAGTGTAATTGCCACTAAAACAACAGGAGTTAAGAAATAATGGCCCAAGTCCTACCATCCAATCGCATCAAAGGCCAACCTGATGCCACCATGAAGCATAAAACATTTGAACTGCCTTACCACAGCACATTCTCAGCAGACCGTAGCCGCTTATACCATAGTAAGACTGTGGCAAAACTTAATCCAACACGAGCACGACTAAACGCAGTCACATATCCACAGACTGGCCTAGGTGGTTGAAATGGCCACAATGGAAGACTGTCCCATCTGCGGGCATAAGCACCCGAAAAATAAGAACTAAATAATAACATTATGCCATTGATTAAAAGTAAGAGTAAGGGTGCTTTTGCACACAATGTAAAAGCCGAGATAGCGGCCGGTAAGCCACCTAAACAGGCCGTGGCCATTGCTTATGCTACTAAGAGATCGGTTGGTCGGAAGTCTGACGGTGAGCACCACAGTTCACACAGCCAAAAGCGCAGTGAACATTACCACAACAATGTCATTGAGGCAACAGCCATTGGACATGGTGCTACCAAGATGACACGCCAGGAAGCAGTTCGTGGCAAGAATGAGGAAGCGTGGGACAAATGACCGTTGCGAAGAAAAAAGGTGTTTACAAACTAAACCCTACACAAGCAGTCATGAAGTCAAACGGCGTCAAGGCCATCTTAGGTCATGGTCAAGATGTAAAAGGTTATAAAAAGGTCAAGCCACCTAAGGCTATGAAAAGGAAAACAAAATGAAAAATTCTACTCTAGGTCGCAAGCCTTCGAATGATATGAAAAAGGGTGTTGGTGCTTATGGTATCAACCCTCGTGCAAAAACTACCAGCCAGACTGGTGACGGCGAATCGTTTGCGTTCAACGGACAAATGGGCGATGGTGTTAACCGCGATCGGGCCACCAATCGTTACAGCCACAATACTTGGTCAGGCCACAGCAATGATGGTCGTGATGTAAACAAGGGAATGGGCCCTCGCGTTGGTAATGCCAGTTCAGCCGCAATGGTAGTTGGTCCAAGCGCCACTCGTGATGCTAAGAAGTTGACCATTGCCACTGCCGCTCAAGGTGGTCGCATTGATGGCGGCGCTAGTGTCAAGTTCCCTGGCAACCCAGATAAAATTTACGTAGGATAAAGCAATGGCATTCGTAACATTAGGTAACACAGTATCAGTTAGTGCTGGTCCAACAGTAACAGTTGCCAACATTCAGACTACCACAAACACATTCCGTGTGCTGAATGCCAACGCCACAGGTTATAGTTACGCTGGCGTTTACAGCACATATGCCGATGCACTTGTTGCACATCACCCCACAACTGGTGATGCGGCCGGTGGTTCAAGCGTAGGCATCGCTCCCACACAAAATGAAATCATCGTTGGTAACTTTGGACCCAATGCTATCGCGGGCACAGTTTATGTTGCTGTGATCACAGGCGCCTCATCAGGACAGTTGGTTCAGATTACTCCTGTCAAACCTGTTTAAGGAAGTCAGATGGCAACAAAGAATTGGATCGCTGGCGCTATTAAAAAGCCTGGCTCACTAAGAAAATCGCTAGGCGTCAAGGCAGGTGAAACCATCCCAGCCAAGAAGTTAGCAAAGGCCGCAAAGGCCCCAGGTAAGATGGGACAGCGTGCCAGACTTGCCCAAACCTTAAAAGGATTTAAGAAATGATTACAGCAAAAGCAAGAAGCACAGTTAAGATTGCAAAAGAAACAGCCGCCAGTTGGTCGTGCGAAAACTTGTATCACAAAGATAATGTTAATGTGGCACAAGGTCCACGCACTGGTAACCGGGGTATGCCAGCCAAGCGTACGGACTTCATCTCCAACAAGGCCGAGCGTGCCCCAGTTGCAGATGTTATCGCTAATGCCTATGGTGACCGCGCACAACGCGACTTTGTCGACGTCAAGGCTGAAGGTATTCGCCCTGTGGTTAAACCCAAGAAGTTTAGCCGCTAAGGAAAACGCTTAAGAGATTGTGCGTTAACAATCTCAACTTTGCATTTTTATTATAAGGAACTGAAATGAAAAAAGTAGATAAGAAAACCTCTGACACCAACACATGGGACTTAGATCCTGTTGAGGCTGTCCAACCTGAAGCCACATTGGCCGAAGACTCAATCCCAACCGCAGAAGCAGAAACAGTTCAACGCCGTATCAGTCGACAGGCCTCAGCCTTTGACATGGAAGGCCTAATGACAGACTTCCCAACTGCAACTGAATTGCAACAGTTTGTTTATGACCAAACTGGCATTGTGTTGAACCTAAAGGGCCGTGCCAACAAGGTCAAATACCAAGTAGCACTAGATTGTCTAAATGGTATTGATCCTGATCCTGAGTTTGTTGGTGACCAAAACCCATACTTGGACAAGCGTGAACTGATTCCCACAGAACCATTAAAGGTATTACCTCCGCGTGATCCTGCCATTGATGCGGCTGGTCCTGAAATCACACGCTTTGCATCAAACCAATTCCCACATCCTGATCCAGAATGGCGTGCCCAAGATCAGAAGTGTCAAGTTATATTCCGCAAGTATGCCAACAACATGATCACTTATGAAGTGCTGGGTCCAATTGCACAACGAGCAGTTGGTGTTAAAGTAAACAAATATGGTCGTGAAGTGCCAGAACGGATTGTATGGGTTGATGCCCGCACTGGTGAACAGATCATCCGCAACTCAACTGGACAACTTACTCCATTGGGCACACGCTTAAAGGCATTTATGAGCCGCATGAAAGTCAACAAGACCAACCAATGGGACTTGTGGATTGACCGTGAGTTTGTATTGGCTGGTGACATGGTCAGTGACAACCCGTGGGCTGTTAACTAAATGGGTCAATATACCGCAGGCATTGCTAGACAAATGGAAACAGTTGAAGAAGCAAGACAGCGCCTGGCTCGCGAACAAACTTCAGACACCAAGATCTTGCAAAAGGTCAACGCGGTACACCGCGAGGCCTTTGGTGTCAAGTATCCGGGTCAGGTAGAACATTGCTTACGCCTTGTGATGGAACGCCTACAGGCTGGATTAGACAAGCGTGGTGATGTTGTTGTAGATGATCCCAGAACATGGCGCATGTCAACTGTTGAAATATTAGATCTTGCACATGCCGCCAAACTGCTGAACGAAATCCGTCGAGGTTTCTAATGCTGGATCGCAGTTTACTAATGCGTCGTGCCATTCGTTATGTCTGTGACCAGCATGGTCTAGCAGTCAACAACTTGGGCATAATGACATCTGACCAGCGAGCCCGTTTCGAAGAATTAGTGATTGCTGTGCAAGAAGACATGGCATTCAATCAATTACGATATTTTCGACCATTTGAACATCAATTACGATTCTTTGAAACTGGCCAGTCGGACCGTCGTGGCATCTTGGCCGCCAACCGAATTGGTAAAACAGTAAGCACATGTTATGAAACAGCCATGCACCTGACAGGCCAATATCCCGAGTGGTGGACTGGCAAGCGATTCGACAAGCCTATCACTGCCATGGTTGCTGGTGAAGGTTGGGGTCAGGTCGCAATGGTTCTGCAAAATGAACTGTTGGGCACACAAGATATCAAAATAGCAGACGCCATTGGCACAGGAGCCATCCCTCGTGACAACATAGTGTTCGACACCATGCGTAACGATGGTGCCAACTGTCTTGGTGTCGAAGTGCGCCATCAATCGGGTAGCAACAGTTACCTAGTGTTTGCCAACTACACACAGGAAGTGCGTCAGATGCAGGGTTTCAAATTGACACTGGCAGTATTTGACGAACAGCCACCCGATGACTTCTTCTCAGAAATTGTTACTCGAACTGCTACTACACAAGGTCAAGTGCTTTGTTCGTTCACGCCCTTAAAAGGTCTTAACGGTCTTGTATCAAAGTTCTGGAACAATGAAGAAGGTTACAATCACATTCGTGTAAGTTGGGATGATGTGCCAGAATATGATCCCTGGGGCGAACCATTCTTATTAAATTCAACGAGGGCACAACTTGAGCGTGATTATCTACCACACGAGCGCGATGCTCGTCGCAATGGTGTTCCTGTTATGGGCAAAGGAGCAGTATTCCAAATTAGAACATGGCCCACTTACCGGACTGGCGATTATGATTTCCGCAACAGTCATGGTCTGCATCGTATTATTGCTTTGGACCTGGGACTTGTCAATGACCGCACAGTGATCTCACTAATGTATTGGGATCCAAACGAACGAGAAGCCTGGTTACACACACAGATAGTTGTGAAAGGTGTAGAAGAGGCCAACCCCATGAACTACATCAATCATCTAATGCGCCCAGAAGTATTCGGCACTCCTATTGTGTTGCCTGCTGATGCGTCAACACCAGGACGATATACAATGTCGGCCTTAAGCATTAGACAACTGTTTGAACAGTATGAATTGAATGTGCATCCAGAACCTATCATGAATCCCGCAGATGATCAAGGACGCAGAACCAATCATAAATCGTATGGTATAAATGTCATGCGACAAATGTTGGAATTGGGCACATTACATGTCAATGAAAACTGCACAGAATTCTTACGCGAAGCACAAAACTATTTCGTTGATCCACAGGGACGATTTTCGGATCCAGATGACGCCATCGACAGTTGCCGTTATGCCTTATTAGGATGCCTAAATGGTATCAGTGAAGAATTTGATAGTCGCAGTCCACAACAACGCTTCCGTGATGCTCGACACAATGCACAAGTGGCACGACTACGCAATGAACGTGAACGTCCCGCATGGAAACAAGTCTACAACGCAACAGGAAGTTAATATGTTTTGTCAGCCAGGATATGAATATTTTACTCAACAACTTGCACACAGCCCTTACAACTATTTGGAGATTGGCGTGTTCAATGGCGACAGCATTGCGAACCTTGCCCGAGCGTTTCCCAACCTGCACATATATGGCATTGACCCGTTTGTTGAAGATGGATGCACAACACATACCACTGGAGTTGAACGACACCAGCACATGCCACAGCAACTGGAAAACACATATAACAACATCAAGGATCTACCTAATGTTTTGTTGTTTGAACAGTTCTCAAGTGATTTTGCCAACACATTAACTGATGCCACTGTGGAAGCCATGCGTGTTGGTTCGGTGCTAATCGATGGCAGTCACCATTATGAGGATGTTATTCAGGATGTGCATTTGGCCATGCGCCTAATTGGCCCAAAAGCCGGACACATTGTATTTGATGATGTAAACTTGCCAGGCGTTGCACAAGCATACCAGGAGTTTTTGTCTCAATATGCTGGTCGTTATGAACCAGTTGAAGACCTATATGATTACCATCCAGGTCATATACTTGCACATGCAATCCTGCCGGAATAAACCCTGCTAAATAATACATAGAATGTTAGGAATAAAACCGTGCTTGATTTAAAAAATGTAGTCGTTAGCAACTTAAACAACACACGAGGCATGTTGGCTCGCTTCGTTAAGATGAAGAGCCTGTTAGATGCCAAATGTGCGGCTAACTTGCGTTTGCTGGCTGTTAAGAACAACATCAATCGTGCCAGTGACTATCACTATCTTAACCTGGCAGTTACACAGTCAACAGAACCAGTTAACGGCATAGATTATATTCACCCTGTTGTAAAACCATCGGTAGACTATGCCACAGCAGTGGTATCCAAAGGCCTAGCACAAAATGGTTCAATCAATTTTGAATTCGTGCCCGACAATGAAGAAGATCAAGTGGCGGCCAGACAGGCCACCGACATGGTCAACAAGATTGTAAACCAAAACAATGATCCACATGCCATCTTACAACACTGGATTATGGATGCCATGTTGCACAAGAATGGTGAAATGTTGATCAGCCCAATGCGCGAACAGATCGTGCGTTATGTCACAACACAGGGTACTGCTGATCAACTAACAGCATTTGAACAGCAGGCCGCAGATGCTGGATTAACTAGCCTACGCCAAAGTCGACGCAAAATCTCAATTGATATGGAACAGGTCCTGGCTGAACTTGAAGGCCAGGTTGCTGACCTACAGCAAGAACAAATTGATGCAGTAATGGCCAGCCGCATAGAATCTGCTGATGCTTATGCTAATGGTGATTTTGAAGCCGGAGCGGCTGTTGAAGAACCCACCATAGAATTGGATCAAGCCGACGCACTGATTCGTGATGCTGTCAATCGCAATACTGTCTATGAAGCCAAATACAAATTAACTGGCTATAACCTAAACATCAAGTTCCGTCCAATTGCACAACACTATTGGATGTGTGATCCCACAGTTATTTCGATCCAAGAACAACCATTCTGCGGCTTTTACAAGCCCATGTCGATTCAAGAAGCCACTGAACTATATCCTGACATCAATTTAGATGAATTCCAAGTTCATGCACAATATTCAAACGTTGGTGCATACCAAGCCGGCTCATTGTTGAACAACTTGGCCTTACACGCTCGTGACTCTGTGCCAATCAACGGCCTACCAGCACAGGGCTATGCCGCACAGGATGCCAACAGTCGACAAGTCACAGTTCTAACAGTTTGGAACCGTTACGACATTGATGGTGATGGCGAACTTGAACTGATTGAACTGATCTATTCCGGCAACTATGTTATTTCGGCTCGTGAAGTTGAATTCATTCCTGTTGCTAACATGGTTCCCAAGCCATTGGCACAAAACTTCTACGGTATGAGCATTGCTGAAAGTGTAGTTCCAATGCAGGAATACATGACTTCGGGCCACCGCAGTGAAATCATGATGGGCTTGTTACAGGCTACACCACGTATTGGTGTTAAGCCAGACAAGGTAGACTTTGAAATGATTCAAGATGGCGAAGCCGCTATCTTTATTTTGGATTCAAAGTTCAATCCACAGACCGACATTTATCCAATGCCACTACCAAATGGTAACTTACAGTTCATTGACACAGCAATGAACCGTATTCAGCAGGATACCATGGCCATGATTGGTATGACCACACCAAGTGATGTGTTCAACCCAGAAGTAATGACTCCTGGCAATTCAGGAGCCAAACTAAGCCTGGCCTTAAGTCCAAACCAAATCATTCAAGACAATACAGTTAAGAACTGTGCCGAAGGTCTAAAAGAAGCCTTATGGTTGGTATGGCGCACTCTGTGCCAATATGGTGATGACTATGGTGTTAAGAAGTTGGCGGCCGAATTTAATCCAGAAAAGAAACCCATATTCTTAGATGCACTTGCGTTTGATGACATGAACTTTAATGACCGTAAGATCATTCACATTGATCTGGCCCTGGGCATGAAGTCAGAAGAAAATGCTATTCAGCGCCAACAGATTATCCAACAAACACAAACACAATTATACACAGCAGTACAGGGCATGGTTGCACAAGGCACACTAACTCCTGCCATGTATACCAAGATTAAAAAGCCTTTTGCTGACACATTATATGTGTTGGGTGTCAAAGACTGTGACGCTTACTTGCCCACAGACGATGAAGTTATGGAAATGATTCAGCAGGCACAAGAAGCCGCTAAGAATCGTCAACCGTCGGCTGATGATCAGAAGAAGACAGCAGACGCACACCTGGCAGAAGCCAAAGCCAAAGAGATACTTGATGGCATCTCAGGCAATACTGCCAGCCAGCAGTTGGAAGGTTATGCATTACTTGCCGAACACAAGGCAAGAGCATATGGACCCTAAAATTAGCGTATAAATAAAAACACTTAGAATGGAACAGAAATGTTAGATCAATCAGTAATCGATGCATATAATGCACGACCCCGAATTGATTTGAACTCGATTAAAACAATGAAGCCCGAGCAACTTGACCGTGTCAAGACTTGGGGCACTTCAGCAGAGAACCTATTGTTGAATAGAGATCTCGGTCTGTTTATTAATCAGTTTAAATTTGAATTGACTGATGCCTTGTTAGACATCAAAACACACTCAGCAGAGGACAATGCCCTAAGAATCAGCATTGCCAATCAATTGAGTGGAATAGATAATTTTGTGTCCTCGTTAAAAAGGGCACAGTATTTTAAGACCCGCGTGGTAACAATGCAGACTCAGCAATCGGCTGATTCTGCGGCGCCCAACGCATAACCAGGAGAAACTATGGAAAACATAGTAATGGACAAGCCTAATCTCGCTCCCGAGACGGTCCCTGTCCAACAAAGCAGTAGTGGATTAGATGCAATAGCCGCTAAAATGGCCGCAATGCGTAACCAAGTTAGTGCTACTAAGCCCGCTGAGACAGGTCAAGCACCGGTGGCAACCGACGCAAGCCCTGTGGCACCAGAAGGAGTTGAAGTCTCTGACGACAATACCGAGCCAGAAATTGCAGAACTAGACGCAGAGTATAGTGAAGACAGCAACGATGAATCAACAGCCCCTGAAGAGGTAAGCACTGAGGATTCGACTAGTGAAGAATTAATTGACTTTTTAGATTTCGCCAACACAAACCCGAACGCCAAGTTCAAGTTTATGCGAAATGGCAAAGAAGTCATTATCGACGCTAAGAAAGCCGCCGCTATTCTAGGCCAAGGCGCCGCAATATCAGAAGATGCAAGACAGTTAAAGATTCAGCGTTCAGAGTTTGATGAGTACTTAAAAGAAAAACAAAGTCAAACAGAAGGATTGCTACTAGCGATGGAATTTACTGTGCGTCCTCAGTTGCAAAAGAGTTACGATGAGATTATAAAGACACAGAATTACCAAACTGTGTTTCAACAGCAATTAGCACAGACCCGTGACCCAGCACAAGTTGCTAGGATACAGGCCGCCATGCAACAGAATGAGAGATACATTCAACAGCAAGGTGAAGTGATTAAGCAGTTGAAGCCCAATGTGGATCAATTCTATCAGATCCGTCAACAACAAGTTTCAGAAATTCTCGATAACAATCGCAAGAATTTCCAGGACAAGGAGTTGCGTAATGAATATGTGTATAAAGAGATTCGTGACAAAGTTGCCAAAGGATGGGCAGGAGCCGAAGGACAATTAGTCCCAGGCATCCGAAATTTGGACCTAGTGACCAGTGATGAGCATATCTTGTCATTGATCCGAGATGGATTCAAATATCGTGATAAGCCCAAGGCCAAACAGAGTGGTAATAGTATTGCCGCACTGACTAGCCGACGCAGTAACAGTCAGATACCGTCGGGAGGTGAATCTGAACTTGCAGATCTTCGAAAACAAGCCAGGGGCGGTGATAAAAAAGCCGCAGACAACTTGCTAATGGCACAACTGACTAAGATTAGAAGTGCGCGAGCAGGTCGTTAAAATAATATAGCCAAATCAAAGGAGATTTAAATGGCAACAATTACAACCTCGGCAATCGGTAACGGAACAACAAGTTATCAGACCGACATTGTCGTGAAAGACTTGGACCTAGACGTGTCCAACCGCGTAAAAGACGATACACCTGTTCTAAACATGTGTATGGCTAAAAAGCGTAAAGTAGTTTCTACTTTGCCTTTGTGGACAAACGACGTTTATCGTCAACCACAAATCCAAGCAGTTCCTGAAGGTGCCGCTGTTTCTGCTTCTAATGCAGAAAGCAACAGCCGTGCTAACTTGGGCAACTACACACAGATTTTCCAAACCACAGTTGGTGCCACAGGTACTGCTCGTGCTGTTGAACAATCTGGTGGCGATCCTCAAGCATATCAGGAAGTAAAACAATTGATCGAATTGATGTTCGACGTTGAAGCACAATTGGTTCGTAATGACCAAATCGGAACAAAGTATTCTGGACAATCCGGTCTAGCATATGGTTTCTCTGGTGACAACACCAACGCTCAAGGCGGTAACGTTGCTCTACAAAGCCCAGTTCAAACTGGTCGTCGTATGGGTTCGTTGAACTCGTTTGCTGGTACACACAGTTTCAACACTGGTGACGGCACAGGTAACCTAAGCGTTTCTACTAACCGTATCACAACTAACTTCAACTTAGAAGGTAGCGATACAGTTGGTTACCAAACACTAACCAGTGGAAGCCGTGCTTTCATTATCGGTGGAACAGCCAGTGCGGCTGGTAGCACAACTATCACCAACAACGGTGAAGGTCTAGGTAGTTCTTACTACACTTATACTGCTCAGTTGCAACAATTTGCTCCTAGCATCTATAAGCAATTAGTAACTACTGCTGAACAGCGTTTCAACGCCAAGATCCGCACTATTGTTTGCCCAACAAGCCTACGCACACACCTAAGCGATACTATGCCTACAAGCCGTGGTATCAACCGTGTAAACAGCGAGCGTGGTGACACTATTGCTACATACGAAGGCGATTTTAACTACACTTACGAAATCTTTGATTCTTGGATCATGGACCAAGTTGGTGCTGGTAACCAAATCTACTTCTTGAACGAAGAAGTTCTACAGTGGGGTTCGTTGCGTGACCTAGGACCTAACAATGAAGTGTTCTCGAACGCTGATGCGTCTCTAGACCAGTTCATCATGGAAGGTACACTAATTGTTCGTAACCCAGCAGGTGTTGGTGTTCTACACGACATCTCTGCAAGCGGCACTTATGTTGGTGTTTCTGGTGGTTCTACAAACAACTACGGAGCCTCTGGTTCACTACGCCCAAGCGCATTCGTCCTACGCTTAAATGCGTTCGACGCTCAATCATTCTAATCTTAGAAATAAGACCAGGAATGACAAAGGCCCTTCGGGGCCTTTTTTATTGCACTAAATACTAACATGAATAATGAATTTGACCATGTAGGAAACCGTAAGAGTTATTTGGATGACTCTGATCCCGAACATAACCCGGATCAATTCCGCCAAGATCGAGGTGGATTGGTAACAGCGCACAATGGTATTGCTGACAGACTGTTAAAAAATGATGCCTTATACAATACCTTAAAAGGCGATTGGAAAAGAACTGATTTTAATTTGAGTAAGAATATCCGCACAACTACAGGTCGTGAGGATGGCAAATTTTACATTCAGAAAGAACAATTAAACACAGATTACATTGTAGAACAATGTAAAGCCTATAGAGAGCGTGCCGAAGCCGGGTATGTAGATCCACTAGCACCACTAATGCCCGATGGTAAAATTGGTTACAAGTGGATTGAATTGCCAGAGGTAATTGCACAGGACATCGGCAATAAGTATTTTGGTGGGCTGTCATGGCACACAATCAAACGCGATAAAACAATGAAGGCACAGTTTTATCGGGTAGTAGAAAAAGAATATAATGCTTTTGTCTGCTATCCAGGTGGCAAATTGCCCATACCAATAGATGTGCCATATCCAGCCGCAGTGGGGCAAGACAAATTCTTCGCTGGTGCTAATTTTGTAGGAAATCCGTAATGTCAACACAAATCGCCGACGCAACCAGTTTAGTAGATTACATCAAAGCCTTTACTGGTTCAAGCAATGATGATGAAATTAAACAATGTATCTATCTTGCTGAATTAATGATGCGTAACATTGAGTTACCAGCATTGAGAACTGATCCTTATACCACATTAGGTATTGCCAACAGTCAAGGTCAGGTTCCTATTCCCGCTGATATGAACAAACCAATTATTTTCTTTAACCAGGGCAATACTGGCACAGCACAAGGTGCTGGTCCTTGGATTGTTTATGACCGTATTGGTGATCGTGACATTATCACAGAAGAATTAATACAAAACAACTATCTAACTCCTGTTAACATTCCAGCAGTATATCGTGGTAAGTTCGGTGAAGTTGGTCAGGTATATGAATTCATTCCAATGCTGGGTGCCGGTGATGTAATCAACATGTATTACTACCAAACATGGCCCTTGTTGTTTAGTTTAGACAGCAATGGTGATCCAGTTGAAACCAATGCTGTGCTACAGAGTTGGAGTGAAGGCTATGTGTATGGCACGCTACACAATTACTATGCCAAGCGCAAAAACAATGAAGATGCAACATATTGGCGTGCCAAATTTGATGATGCATGGAACACAGTAGAAGATCAGAACAACAAAGGAAAATGGTCAGGTGGTCACAATAGATTAACCAGCATATTCCAACCCCGCAGAGATCGTAGATTCACTGCTAGATAATTAAGGAATAACTCCATGCCAGGTTTATATGGATTCTCAGGCAATAGTAATGTCAGCGTTAACGTAGGTAATACCATTGGCCTGTATCAACAAAATACAGGTAATGTTTATGTAGTTAACAATGCCATAACATTGCTTAACACACTAAGTCAAGCAGGCAACGTTAACTTTGCCTTGACTGATGGTAACAGTAAAGTATTGGCCTACACAGCCAACATTGGAACTCCTGCTGGCACATATGGTAATATTGATTACTATCCAGTATTGAGTGTAACCAGCGATGGTCGCGTTACCGCCATTGATACCGTCAGTGTTAGTGCGGCCACTGGTGGATATGGCAATGCCAACGTAGCGGCCTTTTTGCCTGGATATACCGGCAGTTTATCTAACAGTTCAAGCATTATCAGTTTAGTTGCCAATGCGGCCGCACAAGCCGCCAGTATTGATAATTTAAATTCTGAATTTACCAGTTTAAATTCAACAGTAATTGCACAAGGCGCACAAATTGCACTAAAAGCCAACATTGCCGGACAAGTGTTTACAGGCAATGTACAAGCACCTTACTTTATTGGTGATGGTAGTCAGTTGACCAACTTGCCAGTGGGTAGCATTTACAGCAATACCAACGTAGCGGCTTATTTAACCACTGCTTCAATCGATACCACAGGCAATGTCACAGCCGGCAACCTAATCAGTGCAAATTTCTTATATCCCAATGGCGTTAGTATTTTGTCTGGTATTGGTGGCACATACAGCAATACCAACGTAGCGGCTTACTTAACCACTGCCAGCATCAACACCACAGGCAACATCGCGGCGGCCAACTTGACCACTGCTGGTAATTTAACCGCCAGTTATGTCAAAGGCGATGGTAGTTTGCTAACCAACTTGCCAGTTCAGCCCGGCACTTACAGCAACACCAATGTCACTGCTCTGTTGTCAAGCAACACAGTCAGCACAATTAACACAACAGGCAACATCACAACCATTGCGGCGGTAAATGCCAACAGTTTACATACCACAGATGGTGTGTATTCGGCGGGCAACATTACAGCACCTTACTTTGTAGGTGATGGCTCAAGTTTAACCAACATTGTTACCAAACTAGTTGCTGGCGCAAACATTGCGCTAAGTCCAGCAGGTGGTCAAGGGCAAGTTACAATCTCAACTATCGGTGGCACAGCACCATTGACTTCTACTGGTTACTATGGATCATTCTATGATACCACAAACCAGTATGCCAATGTGGCCACCAACAGTTATACCATTAACTTAAACAGCACAATTGGCACCAACGGCGTGACTTTAGTTAACAGCAATGCCATGTCGTTCAGTTATGCAGGTGTTTACCAAGTTGCATTCTCAATCCAGTTTGTAAACTTTGAAAATGCACAAAAGGAAGCCAATGTGTGGTTGACACAAAATGGCACAGCCTTAAGTTATACTAATAGCCAGGTAACCATTCCTGCTCGTGCTACTCCTACAATTCCAGGCGCTATCCTAATGACTGTGCCTATAGTAATTACTGTTAACGCCGGAGATACTGTTGGTCTACAATGGCAACAAAGTTCAGGAACAAGCGGTGTTTATATTTCCAGTTTCACATCGGGCACAAGTCCAACAAGACCAGCAACACCGGGTATTATTTTATATGCCACACAAGTAACTAGTGTTACCGGTAACCAATATGGCAACAGCAATGTAGCCACATTCTTGTCGGCGGGCTTTGGTAGCAACACTATTACAACAACTGGTAACATCACTGCCGGTAATTTGATCTCAACTGGTTTTGTAGAAGGTGATGGTAGCAAGTTAACCAACTTGCCAGTGCAGGCCGGAACTTATAGCAATGCCAATGTGTCTGCATATTTGCCAGCATACAATGGCAGTATTGGTTCTACTGCTTCAGTAATGAACAACATCAATATGGGTGGCACACTTACTGTGGCTCCCAATATTGTAATTGGTACTACTCCTAGCACAACCATTACCAACGGTTCATACAGCACCAATGGTGGATCTGCTGGCACATTTGTAACTTTAACTGCCAGCACCGGTAATGTATTTGCTGGATCAACCACAGGTAATACAGCAATACAAGATGGTGCTGTTACAA